GTCAATACTCGAATGAGTGAAGTTAATGAACTAGAGCCCGATTGTCGCATTATTCTTATCTATACTAGATAGAGTGTTGTGCGTAGCCAACACGACAAGTGAGCGAATATAAAGCTTGACAAGTAGAAATCTAACCCTTACGAACAGTTAGGGGTAGAATAGGAAAAGCGTTATATGAGCGAACTAACAGAGAAACAGAAGAAGCTAGTAGATACCATCGTAACAACTGGATGTAGTATCAAGGAAGCAGCTAAAACAGCAGGATATTCAAGCAAAGGAAGCGAAGAAGCAGGGAGAGTAAGTGCTTCTCGCACACTACGACTTCCAAAAGTACAGACCTATATGCAACAAGCAATAGCTCGAACTCTTGGACTAGGTGCAGTGTCAGCGAGTAGGAAACTTATCGACCTGTCTTCTGGAGCTAAGTCAGAGTATGTGCAACTCGAAGCCTCGAGGGACATACTCGACAGAGTAGGACTGAGAGCGCCAGATAAGGTAGCACATAATATCCAAGGGGACATTAAGATTAACATCGACCTTTCTTAAAAAGTGACGGTACAGAGTACCGACATTTGCCCCACTCGGAACGAGGGGGTGGGGGCAAAAACGCCATCGTCTAGATGACTAGTGGAGTTACACACACAACAGAGTTGATTTTAAGCACACACTAAGGTAATCAATGACACATGGCTAAGAAAAAGTTCGATCTCAATAAGATTGCCCATGAAACAAGGGCGAAATACAAAAGGACTAGTATATCTAGTCGAAAGCCTAAAAGAAGTTCAATGAACAAGGCTAAGAAAAGGGATTTTAAAAAATATAATCGGCAAGGAAAGTAAGTGCGTTTTATTTTTTTTTACCCAAAGGTAAAGTTTATTTATGGTAGCTAAAGTATATCAAAATCCAAAAGGTGGTTTAAATGCAAAAGGTAGAGCCTTCTTCAAAAGAACAGAAGGTTCTAATTTAAAAGCACCTGTAAAGTCTGGAAAGAATCCAAGAAGAATATCATTTGCTGCAAGGTTTGCAGGAATGAAAGGCTCAATGAAAGATAGCAAAGGCAGACCTACAAGAAAAGCTTTAGCATTAAAAGCATGGGGATTTGGTTCGGTAGCTGCTGCAAGAAGTTTTGCAAATAATAATAAAAAAAAGGCATAGGAGATAAAATGGCTAAAAGAGGTTTGTATGCTAACATACATGCAAAAAGAGAAAGAATCAAAAAAGGCTCAGGTGAATCTATGAGAAAACCTGGAGCAAAAGGTGCACCTACATTAAAAGCATTTAAACAATCGGCAAAGACAGCAAAAAAAAGTAGAGCCTAACAATGAACTACATTGTTAAAATTTGGCAAGGTGATACTTTGAAAAAAGAAATATTGTTTTCTGCTGATAATGATGTTATAGCTATGCAGAAATGTAGTGCTGCTATTCCAGATGGATGTAGAGCTACATATTATGAAATAACAGAGGAGGAAAAAAAATGCCTTATGGAAAAGGAACCTACGGTTCAAAAAGAGGAAGACCTGCAAGTAAAAGCAGTGGAATGACGGCAAAGCAAAAAACTTTACCTACAGCTCTAAAGAAAAAAATAATGGCAGCCAAAAAGAAAAAGTAGTGGCTACCAAAGAAGAAAAAATTTGGATGGACAAAGTAGCTGAGTTAGGTTGCTTTGTCTGCCAAAGTCCTGCAACATTACATCATATAAGAAACAATGGTACAGGTAATGTAGGTATGGGAAGAAGAAGCTCACACTTTGAAGTAATTCCATTATGTTATGAACATCACCAAGGCAATACTGGTATACATCTTGATAAAAAAAATTTTGAAAATAAATATGGTACAGAAAAACAAATACTAGATATTGTTAGAGATAGGGTTATAGAACAAGATGAATTAAGTAGTATTAATTTTTTATGAGTTTTCTAAATAATTTAAGTTTAAAGGATAGAAGAAGATTAAGAGCAATAGTTAAAAAAACACATCTTAAACATTATCCAACACATATGATTACTGACTATGAAGCTGATAAATTAGTAGAAGCTTTTGGAGAAGAAACTATCTACAAACTGCTAAAAGCTAATGTAGGTACAAATGTCGATTAATTTTCAATACAAACCAGAAGGACAAATATTAAAATCTTTTATGAAGTCTGATGACTTCTTTAGAGGTTTAAGGGGCCCAGTTGGATCTGGTAAATCTGTATCTTGTTGTATAGAAATATTTAGACGAGCATTATTACAAAATAAAAACGAACAAGGTGTTCGTAAATCAAGATGGGCAGTAATAAGAAATACAAACCCACAATTAAAAACAACAACAATTAAAACTTGGTTAGATTGGTTTCCAGAAGATACTTGGGGAAACTTTGCTTGGTCTGTACCTTATACTCATAAAATAATAAAAGGTGATATAGATTTAGAAGTTATATTCTTAGCTCTTGATAGACCAGAAGATGTCAAAAAATTATTATCTTTAGAACTTACTGGTGTTTGGGTAAATGAAGCTAGAGAAATACCTAAATCAATTATAGATGCTTGTACTATGAGGGTAGGTCGTTATCCTTCTATGAGAGATGGTGGTGCTACATGGTATGGAGTTATAGCTGATACCAATGCACCAGAAGAAGATCATTGGTGGCCAATAATGGCAGGTGATGTTCCTGTACCAGATCACATTTCAAGAGATGAAGCTCTTATGTTAATTAAACCAGACAACTGGAGTTTTCATACACAACCACCTGCTTTAATAGAAAAGAAAAACAAAGAAGGATTTACAGAAGAATATGTTCCAAATGAAAATGCAGAAAATAAAAAAAACTTAACACCTAAATACTATCCTAATATTATTAGAGGTAAAACAAAAGGATGGATAGATGTTTATGTATTAAACAAATTAGGATCTATTGAAGAAGGTAAACCTGTATATCCTAACTTTAAACAAGAATTACATATAGCTCCAGAACAATTAAAACCAAATGTAAATCAAACATTATTTATTGGAATTGACTTTGGTTTAACACCTGCTGCTGTCTTTGGTCAAAAGACAACATTAGGTAGATGGAATATATTAAATGAACTTGTTTGTTTTGATATGGGTGTTGTTAGATTTTCTGAATTACTAAGAGGTGAGATAGCTAAAAATTATAAAAACTTTGATGTACAAATATTTGGAGATCCTGCTGGAGATTTTAGATCACAAACAGATGAAAGAACTCCTTTTTCTATTATGAGAAATTATGGATTAAAAGCTGTACCTGCACCATCTAATGATGTTGCTTTGAGAATAGATTCTGTAGATACTGCTTTGCAAAGACTTATAGATGGTAAAGCAGGATTTATAATTGATCCAAAATGTGTCAATTTAAAAAAAGGATTTAGTGGTGGTTATCATTATAGAAGACTTCAAACATCTGGAGATAGATATGATGAGAAGCCATTTAAAAATAGATACTCTCACGTTCATGATGCATTACAATATTTAATGATGGGTGCTGGTGAAGGTAGAACTTTATTAGCAGGTAGGTCACAAAGTAAACCTGTAATTGCTAAAAAAGAATGGGATGTATTTGCTGGACAAAAAACACAGAAAAGGAAAGTATGGGATCTATTCAAGAGGAATGGTTAGTTTATTTCCATAATGAAAGAACACAAAGATTTGCTAAGTGGATATGGTGGTGGAAACCTCCACATGGATTTGGTCATTGTGGAGCCTTAAAATACATAGACACTATAGATGCATGGGAACATTTAGAATTTACACATGCAGGAATTAAAACATCTATCTTGAATAAAGAACAATCCAAGAACCTTTTTGCTTATTTGTATGACTATGAAATACTTGTATGTCCAGTAAAAGAAGATTGGCATTTGTTTAGAATTAAAGAATTAAGCTGTGTATCTTTTATAATGAGATTAATAGGTTTTTTTAGATGGTATATTATTACTCCTTGGCAATTATATTGTGCGTTGCGTAAAGCTGGATATAAGCGATTTTGGAATAAATCTGATAAAAAGGAATTTCTATGAGTGGTGATGGTGGTAATACAGGTGGTAGTTCTAATAATAATACTTATAAATCAAGTAGAGAAATAGGACTAACTACTCAATATTCGAAAACAAGAGAAAAAGATATTGCTGAAGAAAAAGCACAAGCTTTTCAAGATCAACGTGCTTACAATGTAAGAAGATCTACAGGCAAAGGGCCACCTTCTGTACAAGTTATTACAAGTGTTTTAAATAAACCTTTACAAAAAGGTGCACAATATACTGGAAATTTTTTTACTACAAAAGTTTTAACTTCATCAAAAGCTAAAAAAAATATTGGTTACACTAAAGAAGAATTTGATAAACTGTCTGTTGAAAAACAAAATGAAGTTTATTCTGGATATATGGAAAATAGAATGGCAGGTAAAACAGATGCTTATGGTAACCAGGTTTCTACTGGTGGTGACGGGGGTGGGCAAACACAAAGTAAAACTCAAGCTCAAATAGAAGCTGAGAATGTTGCAATACAAAAAGCAGCACAAGCAGAAAAAGATCAAGCTGCTGCTGAACAAGCTGATGCATATAAGAAAAAAAGATTATCAATAACATCATCTAGGTCATTATTTGCTAGACCTGGAGGTAGAGGATTTTTTAATTAATGGATTATTTAGATAACTCAGAAATAAATTATGGTACTCAAGATAGAGCATCTGAAATTTTAAAAAAATATAAAGAAGCTCAAAGCATAAAAGATTATTGGAAAGATAAATTTGAAGAAGCATATGAATACTGCCTTCCAAATAGAGAATCATTTTATGAAGAAGCTCCTGGTCAAAAAAGAACAGATAAAATTTTTGATGAAACTGCTGTAGTAGGTGTACAAGAATTTGCATCTAGATTACAAGCAGGTATAACTCCAACATTTGCTAGATGGGCAGACTTTCAAGCAGGATCTGAAATACCACAAGAACAAAAAGCAAACATTAATTTAGAGTTAGATAAAATTACAGAATATGTATTTCAATTATTACAACAATCAAACTTTAACCAAGAGATACATGAATCATTTATGGATCTTGCAATTGGTACAGGTGTTATGCTTGTTGAAGAAGGTGATGCAGTAAATCCAATTAAATTTACAGCAGTACCATTAACTAGAGTTTGTTTAAATACTGGGCCAGATGGTGTAATAGATTCTGTTTACAGAACTAGATATTGTAAACCTAATGAAATTAAAATACTTTATCCTAAAGCTAAATTACCAGAAAATTTTGATCCTTTAAGAAATAAAAATAAAATTAAAATTATTGAAGCTGTTTATAAAATACACGAAGAAAATGTTGAAAAATATAAAATGTGTATTCTTATGGAAAATCCTAAACATATTCTTTTTGAAGAAATGTTTGAAGGAGAAGGTTCAAATCCATATTTAGTATTTAGATGGAATAAAGCTTCTGGTGAAGTTTATGGTAGAGGGCCAGTATTTAATGCTATGTCAGCAATTAAAACTTGTAATCTAACAATTGAATTAATTTTACAAAATGCTCAAATGTCTGTGTCTGGTGTTTATACTTATGAAGATGATGGTGTAATTAATCCAGATAATATTTCATTAGTACCTGGATCTTTAATACCAGTAGCTCCTGGTAGTAGAGGTTTAGTACCAATACAATCAGCATCTAATTTTGATGTAGCTCAATTAGTATTAAATGATATGAGGCAGAATATTAAAAAAGCTTTATACATGGAAGCTCTTGGAAGACCAGAAGGAACTCCAATGACAGCAACAGAAGTTTCTGAAAGAATGGCAGATTTATCAAGACAAATTGGTTCATCTTTTGGTAGACTTCAATCTGAATTAATAACTCCATTATTAAAAAGAATAATTAGAATTTTATCTAAACAAGGTAGAATAGACATCCCTAAAGTAAACGGTAGGGAAGTTAAGATAGCTCCAAGATCACCATTAGCTCAAGCTCAACATTTACAAGATGTTGCTGATGTAACAAGATTTAATGAAATTATTGGAGCAACATTTGGCCCACAAATGGTTAATCTAATTGTGGATCAAAATACAACTGCAAAATATCTAGCTGAAAAAATGAACTTACCAGAGAAGTTAATTAGAAACGAAGAAGAACAACAAGAGCTAGTTAATCGTTTACAACAAATGCAATCAACACCAGAAGGAGGTGAAGCTCCACCAGGAGCATAGTATGTCGTGGAAAGATCTAGAGAAAGAGAAGCCCAAAATAACAAATAGTATAGACGGTTACGTAAGATCTACTGAAGAAGAAAAGATTTTAAATAAACATTTTGCTAATGTCTTCAAAGGAGATGAAGCAAAAAAAGTTTTAAACTATTTGCAATCAATAACAATAGAAGCTGTTGCTGGGCCAAATATAGATAGCAACAGACTATTCCACTTAGAAGGTATGCGATTCTTAGTTGGAGTAATTAAAACGCGTATAACAAAAGGAGAAAATGATGGCAGATGATAATGCTAATACAGCACCAGTCGCCACTGAACAACCTTCAGAGGTAACTAAACCAGAATATATTCAAGATAAGTTTTGGAATGCTGAAAAGAATGAAGTTAATATTGAAAACTTAGCTTCATCTTATAACTCACTAGAATCTAAATTAGGTTCTAGAACAGAAGATCTAACTAAACAAATTAGAACTGATCTTGAAAATGAAAAACTAAATAAGGTTCCAGAAGAATATAAATTAAATGTTCCAGAATTAGATCAAAATATATCATTAGATATTAGTAATGATATGCCTATTGTACAATGGTGGAACAATACTGCAAAAAATGCAGGTTTATCTCAAGAACAATATGATGAAGGTGTAAAAGTATTTGTAGAAAATGCTATTTCTAGTCTTCCTAATGCTGATCTTGAAGTACAAAAACTTGGAGATAATGGCAGAGAAAGAATAGAAGCTGCAGAACTTTGGTCTAAAAAACATTTAAGTCCAGATTCATATAATGCTATTTCTAGTTTTGCATCAACTTCTGAAGGAGTTAAAGCTCTAGAAGAAGTTATGAAACTAACTAAAGATAGCAGTATGCCTACATCACAAACACAAGTAGATGTATCTGCTGATATGGATGATCTTAAGTCAATGCTTAAAGATCCTAGATATTGGGATTCAAGTAGACGTGATCCTGCTTATGTAAAACGAGTAACTGAATTATATGAAAAGGCTTACAAAGGTCAAAAACAAGCATAAATTTAAGTTTAAAAAACTTAATAAGCCAATAAAATGGCTTGACTGTGTTTCGCAAACTGGTTGGTTATCTGTAGCTCAAATGGAAGCTGCAGAACCAGCAGTTTGTAAAACAGGTGAATTTTGGATTTATAAAGATACCAAAGATTATATAACTTTATTTGGTACATACTCTCAAGATAAAGATGGCACAATAGAATTTGGAGAAGTTATAACTATTCCTAAAAGATGGATATAATTGTGCGTTGTCAAGAATAACACTTATACAATATCAACATATCAAGACCTTTAGAATGTAAATGATTGCCCTTAACTGGATAACAATCCACTGCATTAAAAAGATAATCGGTAACTAACAATAACTTAACAACGAGGAAAATAAATGGCAACATCAATAACAAATGCCTTTATAACTCAATTCGAAGCTGAAGTTCACATGGCTTATCAAAGAATGGGTTCTAAGTTAAAGAACCTAACAAGAACTGTGAACGGTGTTAATGGTAATACTGTTAAGTTTCAGAAAGTTGCAAAAGGTTCTGCAAACACTAAAGCAAGACATGCTGAAGTAGTTGCAATGGATCTAGCTCACAGCAATGTAAGCGCAACTTTAACTGATTACTATGCAGCAGATTACGTTGACAAGTTAGACGAGTTAAAGGTAAACATTGACGAAAGACAAGTAGTTGCAAATTCAGCAGCTTACGCATTAGGTAGAAAAACTGATAGCGTAATTACTTCTGTAATGGAAAACGCAACTCAACTTGCTAATAACTCATCAGGTACAGGTACTGGAATGAACCTAGGAAAAGCTCAAGCTATGATGGAACTTTTCAATACTAATGACGTACCAGATGATCAACAAAGATACTGGGTAGTTGGGCCTAAACAATGGTCTGACCTAATCAACCTAGATCAATTCTCAAGAGTCGAGTATGTGGGAGAAAGTGAACTTCCTTATGCTGGTGGTATGACTGCTAAGAGATGGTTAGGATTCTTATGGTTTGTTCACAGTGGACTAGAAACTTCTGGTGCAACTGATAGACATACTGTAGCTTTCCATAAATCATCAATTGGTATGGGAATTGGTTCTGACGTTAAAACTGAAGTAAACTATATACCAGAAAAAGTTTCTCACTTAATTACATCTATGCTTTCTATAGGTGGTGTATTAATTGATTCTGATGGTATTAGAATACAGAAGTGTGCAGAGTAATAATTAAGGAGATATAATAATATGGCTTACGCAACTGATAATCCAATTAAAAAGGTAGCTCAGATGGGTGGCAACTCTCTTTGGTTTTACACTGACGGAGATGCTATCGCAACTGTAACTGCAAGTGGTTACTTTAACAGCGCATATGCTGAATTGAAACAAGGTGATTTAATTCTTTGTTCTATCGGAATCGGTGGAACTCCAGAAGCAGATCTACTTACTGTTACATCAGCAAGTGGTGCGACTACTGTAACAACTGCAAAATTAGCATAAAGCTAATTCGATTTAGGGGGAGAAATCCCCCTAGATCTTTTTTTTTATAAATTATGGCAACAACAAATATTGATATATGTGCAAGAGCTTTAGTAATGATAGGTGCACAACCTATTACATCTTTTTCTGATGGAAGCACAGAAGCATTAGTTGCCAGTAACATTTACGAAGATATTACAAAAGCTGCTCTTACTAGATGTAGATGGAGATTTTCTACAACTCAAAAAGCATTATCATTATTAGCAGCAGCTCCTACTGGAAGATATGATTATGGTTATCAAATACCAAGTGATCCAGAAGTTTTACAAATAAATACAATAACAGTTAATGATATTGTAATTCCTTATTCAAGATACAAAGACTATATTTATGTTAATGGCTATGGTTCTAATAGTACATTAATTATGGATTACATTTACAGAGTAGATGAAGCATACTTTCCACCTCATTTTGTTCTTGCTTTAGAATATGAATTAGCATCTATATTTGCAGGTTCTGTTGCTAGAGATTCTGCAATGATTAGACAGTTTAAAGAACTAGCAGAAAGACAATTTTTAATTGCTAAAAATATTGATGCACAAGAAACTACTACAAAGGTTTTAGATACTAATAGATTTATTAATCTTAGAAGATCTACCAGAACGGATGTTTAATGGGAAGAACATTAAAAACTGTTATAACCAATTTTTCGTCTGGTGAGCTTAATCCTTTATTAGCTACAAGAACAGACGTACCATCTTATTTTCAAGGCGCTAAACAATGTAGAAATTTTGCATTATTAGCAGAAGGTGGTTTAATGAGAAGACCTGGTACTTCTTATCTTGCAACATTACCTGCAGAAGCAAGATTAATACCATTTATATTTTCTGATGATGAAATAGCTATTATAGCATTATCTAATCAAAGAATGGATGTTTATAATATAAGTGGTACAGCATTAACAAGTAATTATACAACAAATTGTAATTGGACTACAGCTCAATTGTTTGAATTAAACTTTGCACAATTTGGTGATACTATTTTTGTAACACATAGAAATAATCCAATTAGAGAAATATTTAGAGAATCAGCATCATCTTTTATTGTTAGAGAATTTGCATTTAAAATAGATGAAGATACACCTGCTGTTTCTGGAGTTAATAAAATATTAGCACCATTTTACAAATATGATGATGCATTAGTTACATTAACATTATCTACTGGTGCAACAGGTACAGGAAGAACAGTAACTGCAAGTTCTGGTGTATTTGTTCCTTCTTGTGTAGGACACTACTTAAGAGTAGATGGATCTCAAATGAAAATTACAGGTTATACTTCTAGTACTGTAGTTACAGTTACTATTGTAGAAGCTGTATCTGCTGGAGCTGGGCCTCATTTTAATTGGGAAGAAGAAGCTATTTCAGATCATAGAGGTTATCCTCAAGCAGTAACTTTTCATCATAATAGATTATGGTTAGGTGGTTTTAAGTCTAGACCTGCTGGAATAGTTGCATCTCATATTGGAGATTATTTTAATTTTGATGTAGGTACTGGATTAGATTCGGAAGCAATAGATTCTGATATAACAGGTAATGCAGTTAACGAAATTAGACATATGTTATCTGGAAAAGATTTACAAGTGTTTACTGATGGTGGAGAATATTATATTCCAGATAATACTGATAATACAATTACTCCTGCTAATATAAGTGTATTAAGACAAACACCTTATGGTATTTCTAGAACAGCACCACATATGTTTGACCAAGCAACAGGCTTTGTTCAAAAAAATGGTAAAGCAGTTAGAGAGTTTGTTTATTCTGATTTAGAAGATGGTTATAAATCTACTGCTGTATCTATTCTTGCACAACATTTAATTGACTCACCAAAAGAAATTGCAATTATGAAAGGTAATAATACTAGACCAGAACAATATGCATTTTTTTTAAATAATGGATCTACATATCCTGGTACATTATCTGTTTTTCATTCTGTAAGAGATGAAAAAATTGCAGGTTGGTCACAATGGTCTACTAGAAATGGAGATTATATACAATCAATTATTTCATTAAATGAAAATTTAATTATTATTGCTAAAAGAGTTTTAGACGGATCTACTGTTTATACTTTAGAAAAATTTGCAGATGATGATTCTGAAACATTAGATTGCCAAACAGCTTCAACATTGAATCAAAGAGGAACACCATTAGTAAATGGTGGTAGTCAAACTGGTTCTGTATTAGCTGTTGATGGATTTACTTCTGATCCACAAATTAATGAAACATTTAAAATTGCAGGTGATACTACAGAATATATTATACAAGCTGTTACAAATAATGGTGGTGGATCATACGATTTAAGTTTAGATCAAGCATTAGTTGTTACACCTGCTGATAATGCTGTAATTACTTTAGAAAAAGGATTTTTACATGATGTAAATGGTATTTATACAAATGAAGATATTAATATTATTGATGGAAATAGTTCAATTGGTTCATTTACAGTATCAAGCTCAGATCAAATTACATTAATAAGTGCGCCAAAATCTAGTGGACTTAAAATTGGATTTAATTATATTCCTATAATAGAAACTATGCCAATTGATAAAGAATTACCAGAAGGCCCATTAACTGGGTTACCAAGAAGAATCTCAAGAGCCATTGTGGATATTAACACTACCCTTGATATGACAATCAAAGCAGCAGACAGCACCTCTAAAGCTTTAGTTATACAACAAGTTAATTTTCAAGGTGGCTCTGACCTCACTCCAGTAACAGATAAAAAAGAATTTTTCTTTTTAGGATATAGTAAAAGTCCAACAGTAACAATTAGCCAAGATGATCCTTTACCAATTAAAATCTTGGGTATGTCAGTGGAGGTAGTTTTTGCATGAGTGCTGATCCAGTAACTATGTTTGTTGTAACTGCAGCTAAAGCAGTTTACGATATTAAAGAATCTAAAAAACAAGCAGAAATAGAACAACAAAGATATGAAGCTCAAAAGAAAGCTGCTAAAAGAATTGCTGATGAAGAAGCAGCAAATAGACGAGAACAATATGCTGCTGCTATTGCTGCTAATAAAGCAACTCAAGCAGGTTCTGGTTTTTCAATGGATAGTAGATCATTTTTAAATATACAAAAAGATATAACTAAAACATTTGAAAAAGATCTTGCAACAATAAGATTAAATGTAGGAACACAAGTTGGTGATATTGGTTATGCTCAAGACATTGCTGCATCACAAAGACGTAAAGAACAATTTGGTGGATGGACTAGTATTGCAAGTGCTGGTTATGAATATAAAGCTAAAAAAGATTTATACGAAGGTTAATTATGGCATTAAAAAAAGAAGGATCACAAATTACAATTAAAGCTCCAAGTGGTAATATTCCATATGTACCTGCTAAAAGTTATGCAAGTATAGCTTTTGATTCTTTTAAACCTACATTAAATAGATTACAAAATGAAGCAGATCAAACTGCTCAAGCAAATTATTTTCAAGATTTTCAAATTAAGACTAGAGATCAATTTGAAAAATTTAGAAATGATTATGCAATGGATCCAGATAAAATGAAAGCAGCAGTAGATACTTATGCTCAAACTTTATTAGATTCTGTTCCTGCTCCTTACAAAATACAAGCTAGTGCAATGTTATCTGGCTATAGTCAAAATTCTGTAATTTATGCAAGTGGTAATAAAAGAAAATTTGATGATAATAAATTGCTTTCAGACAGAGATACTAAATGGAATAATTTAAATACAGAAGCAGAATTTGGTATGAGAAATTTTAATGAACAAGAATTAGATTTAGCAGTACCAGGTATTAATAAACAATTTATCAATAGTCTTTTAGAAATAAATGAAAAAGGACATGAAGATTTTGAAAATTTAGTATTACAAAATAAAATTAGAGAAAAAGATCATGTAACTAATATTAATAGTCAAACAGAAGCTTTAATGACTTCTAGAGGTTTTCATCTAATGAAAACTCTTTATAACAATGGTCAAGAAGTACAAGCACTAAACTGGTTAAATGATTTTATGAATGACAAAGATCAGTACGATGCAATGATTGATGAAGACTTTAAAAATAATCCTATGTATAAAATAGTAAGAGGATTATATGAAGATGATGATGATAGAGAAAGAATTGGAAATAATATTCTTAAAAAATTTAAAGCTTTTCATAGAGATGCTATTT